GGGTCTGGATTACTTTCCGATTGACGTGGATATTTTCGAGGATTTAGAAGTTGAATATGCCAAGTTTGGCGCAGATGGATTTACAATTTATATGTATTTACTCACAAGAGTATACAAAAGGGGCTACTACTTAGAAGTAGATGAAGATTTTCTGCTCGTGATGGCAGCACGACTGCGGATGAGCGAGCAAAAGGTGATGCAGGTCTTAAACTACTTGCTGAGACGGTCACTGTTTGATAACACACTTTTTCAGTCGGTCAAGGTTCTGACCTCTGCCGGAATACAGGAACGGTTTCAGCTTGCCGTGAAATCACGAGCACTGAAAAATCCGGTTCAAGTAAGAGAGGATTTGTGGCTTCTCAAAAAAGAGGAAACCGAACCCTTTATTAAAGTGAACCCTTTTTTAAATAAATCCGAGAATAATGAGAGTTTTTCCGAGAATAACTCGAATAAATCCGAGAATAATGCCATAAAGGAAAGTAAAGTAAATAAATATATATATATGGCTTCGCCAGATAAAGCTCAGGTTGATGATTTTACTTCCAGTATCGATACAAAGATGAAGTATTTTGATAATGAGAAAGTGAACGATGCTTTTTGGTTGTTTATATCATACAAGAAGCAAAAAGGAGCAATTATCAATCCAAGCCAGATTGAGTTGTACAAAGAACGTCTATCCGAAGTAGCACAGACAGATGCTGAAAAGATAGCGGTGGCAAAAGAAGCAACGATGAGAGGGTGGGAAACGTTCTATCCAGTAAGAAAGACAAGAGGAGTAAAGACGCAAAGTAAGCAACCAGAAGCAAAGAAAACAAAGTTCTGTAACTTTGAACAAAGAAAATACAACATGAGTGAGTTAGAAAGCATGTTGTTGAAAAGCAATTGAGAGGGGGTGAGAATTTGGGAACAGTTGTGCTTGTGTTTGTACTTTTAGCAATCGCAGGAACTTGCTGGATGGTCGTCAGAGATACCGGAATGGAGAAAGAGGACGATGCAGAGCAGGAAGAATACTTAAAGAAATGGATGGAGGAGAGAAAGAAATGAGTACAGATACAAAAGAAAAGTTTGAAGAAATTTTATTTAAAATCATGAAATTACGAGACTTGGCAGAAGCTGATTATAGCATGTTAGAAACGCTGAATAATGAAATATTAGAGCTGGAAGGCACTGAAATGTCTAAAGAAAGACAAATTGTAGTAGTACAAAAAACAATCTTGAAAGAATTAAAAAATGGACTCAGCGAGAGTGGCATTGACTTAGATGAGACATTGTTAGAAGTGATGAAGAAAGGAGAATAAAATGAGAGTAACACTGAAAAATGGAGTTGTATTAGAATTTGACTCGACCGGAATGGTGGAAGATTTTAAAGAATGTGCACGAATGGCAGAAGAATCAGGCGGTGAGGATTGCAAAGATTGCAAAACATGCAAATGCAATAAAGACGTTGGTGATATAGGGCTGTGTATGATTCCGGAAGTGGAGAAAGCGTTAGAGGGAGAAAAATGATTAAAGGAAAAGCAAAAATGGAATTTGGTACTGGCGATATCAGAATGACAGGAGTGCTAAGCGAAGGAGTTGGTGCATTGTGTTGCATTACTCAAGAGCCACATCGAATTGGTGAAAAAGCTCCTGTTGAAGATACGTGGAGCGCAAATGAAGCCGAAGTGATTTTAACATTTACAAAAACAGAAAGTATTGATGTGCTTATAAGTGAATTGAAAGATGTTAAAGCAATGATGGATGGAAATTATGACTTTGAAACAGGAAGAAGTGCAGAGCCAGTTGATTTAGATGCCTTTTTGAATGATTGCAATTCAGAAGAGACTAAATCATTGTTAAGAGAATACTGCCAGAAAGAGATTCCCTCAATGCCAACTTTTGAAGGGGATGGCTATGCTCCTGATTGGACGGAGGAAGAATAAATGAAATATGCGTGTGAAAGATGTTCAAAAATTTTAAGTAATTTAAAAGATTGCGCTCAATTAGAATTAAGT